TTGAGCAACGGCAGGGCTATATTGTTTTACTTTTCTTATCGTAGTGGTAATAAGTTTATTTGCTAAATCGTTTTTAACTGCAGACGCAGAATTTAAAGCGACCTTTGTATCTAACACAACTTTATCTACTTCTATATTCCAGGGAATATCTAATTTTGTATTAGAATTAATAACTGCATTTTCTACTTGATCTCCAGTTAAACCAAGTCTTTTAGATGCTGCTAATAACAACCCTTCGTCTTCTACAGAACCCGATGCTTTTAACTCCATCATTTTGCTATTAATAAGATCCATAGTTTCTTCTGCTGAAGCAGCTGTGTTTGGATTTTTTTTAGAAGCAATTTTTGCTTTTAATTTATTAAAAGCAGGAGAGACTTTTTTAGATACTAAAGGTGCTGCAGTTCTAAAAGCTTTTACTGCTGCGGGAGTTAAAACAGCACCGCCCACGGTGTAACCAAGAGTACTTTGTAAATCAATCTCACCTTCTTCTGCTAACCCTCTTGCAGCTTCAAAACTACCTGCGACTAAACCGCCTATTCCTGCCATTGCTTTGTAACTTTGCCCTACAGGAAGAAATGTTGTAGGGTCTGCTAATGCTCCTCCTAACGCTCCTAAAAATCCTGCACCGCCCGTTGACTGACCTGATTCTGCAAGCCTAGTTAACTCAGGATATTCTTGAATTTGTTTTTGATACCTTACTTTTTGGATTCTTTCTCTTCTTTGATCTAAATTTAAATCCATAAAGTCATTGCCATATAGCTCTGTAGGGGATGCGTACAATCCCTTCCCCGCAGTATTAAATAAATCTATCCTACCAATTGGCATCCAGGCTTCAGCAGCAATATCTGCGTTCTGCAAAAAAGATTCTGTGGTATCAAACTCATACTTCATTTTTTCAATTGCGCTAAATCCGTCCATCTGAGCCTTGTTTAACTCATTGATTTGATCTTGAGTTGGCTCAGTTGATTCTTGCGTAACTGACTCTTGACTAACTTCACTAACTGGTTGTCCAAGAATTTCTTTAACTTTTGATTGAATGACAGCAGGATCAGTTTCGTCAGGAAACAGAAGCGTTGTACCATCTGGAAGTTTTGCCTCTATTGTCATAATAGATTTCCATCTTTGTCAAAAGTCATTGTTTTATTTGTTGAAATTTCTGATGGTAAAAGTCCAGAAGAAAGTATTAATTTTAAATCTGATAATAATTCTTTTTGTTCGTCTACAGATGCATTATCTATGTTTTCAAACTCTTTTCTTAATACAGCAATGCTTTGAGCATACGATTCATTATTTCGTTCACTATAATTATGAAGCATATCAACAAGAGCATTTTTCCCAGTTTCTTTATTACCTGTTGTCATTGTATATATTTTGTATCTGTCAAATATTTTTTCTGCATCTAAAGCATCTTCTAATATTTCCTTTCTGCCATCAGTAAGATTAGGAACATCTCTATCTCTGTTTGTAGAGGTTCTTCCTGCTTCACCAATAACATTTATTTGATCTCCAGTTTTTTTATCAAAGCTTATAATCATGTTCTTACCAGTGGTTTTATCAAACACTGTGTATACGCCTATATCTTGTTTAATATTATTTTTAAATTGATTTTCAATTATACGCAGTTGATCTAAAGGTATATAAGAATCTTTGTTTTCTAACACTTTAATATAAGGATTATCTGGATCATCCTGTAACATATTTTCAAGAAGACTACCTTTTAAAATATTAGCAGTATTTTTATTACTTTCTAAATCCGCTAAATTTGTTTCCCTATCTTCTTGTTGTTGTTGAAATGTTGTAAGTGAATTTTGAAATGCTCTTTGATTGTTTTCAAAAGATTGTTCTGATCTTTCTGCACTGGCTATTGCTCTTTCTTCAACATCTCTTGCTCTTTGATCAGCTTCATCTTGCCGTTTTTGAGTTCTTAGTCTGTCTTCTGCAATTCTTTCCCTATCGGTTGTTTCTCTTTGCATTTCTAGCGCAGCTTGTCTTAGTGTAGCAGCGCGTAATGGGTCAACAGATTGAATAGCTAATGCAGCATCTCGAAGACCTGTTGGTGAATTTAAATCCATTCCTGCGAGAGACTCTTGCAATCTTTCTTCGCTACTTCTTGGGTCAATACCAAGCATAGGTTGTACTGCGCGTTTAAGATTCTCTTGACGCTGAACACCATACTGACCTGCAATCTGTGCAAGCGGAGATAAAGCAGCAGCCCGACCTTTAAGTCCAGAGGCAAGCAATTGACCTTGTAGCATACCTTCCTTTAAGAGCTTGTCTTCTCTTTGCTCAGGAGTGCTTATAATATCTGCAAATAATGATTGTATATTAATAGCCATTCTTACCTCCGAGTTATATTGAAAAGATTTTGAGCATCTTTATTTGTTTGACCGATATTTCCAAGTGACCCACCAAACCCAAACTGACCAGTGCTAGGGTCTATTTCACCTGCTGCTCTTCTCATTGCTTCATTTAATATATTATTATTTAAAACTATATCTGCATTAGACTCATTACCTACGGTAGGCAAAGATCCTGTTGCAACTTGTGCTGCTGTTTCTTGCTCACCTTTCAACAAATCAAACAGTCCTTGGAATTGCTGCTGTCTTAAAGCATTAGCTAGTGCATTATATCCTAGCTGTGCTTCTAATGTAGACTCCGCAAGACCAGTACCTAGTCCTAGACCTGTGGTTCTTAGGGCTGATTCTAATCGAGAAGCCTCTAATCCTGGCATCAACGAAGAGATTAATTGTTGTTGCGGTAGGTAAGAAGACTGCAAAGCTTGTAGACCTAGATCACCCGCTAGTCCTGTACGACCTCGCATCTCTTGTAGTCCCGCAAGAGTCTGAGATGATGTTAGTGCTTGCTCATCTCTAGCCTGTTGCATTGCAGCTAGTGCGTTTTGTGCTTGCTGCTCTTGTATGGCTTTCTCTAGTGCGAGTCCTTCTGGCGTTCCACCAAACATAGATGTCTCTACACCCAGACGACCTTGGCTTGCTAGTCTTTGCTCAAGTCCTAGCCTTGCACGTTCCTGCTCTGGAGCTTGTGCAGCCTGTAGTGCAGTGCGTATCTCTGCTTCTCTTGCCGACCTAGCTGACGGAGATTGTGTAAGCATACCTATGAGATTGGACTGCTCTGTTTCTCTCTGAGCAGGATCACTTAAAAATCCAAATGCTTGTTCGCCAAACCCTGTTAGCTGCTGCCTGACTCTTTCCTGCTCTGGAGTCATGCCAAGAGTAACATCTCCTGCACCTGATACAGTCGCTCCTCCTGTGGGAGTAGTTACGGTAAAAGGCTTGAATGCAGACTGACGGCCTATCTCGCCCATCAATCTACCCGCAAGAGTAGAAGGCGGTCTATCACCATAGACAGTTCGTAAGTCTTCTTCACCTAATTTCTGGACATCTCGGATGATAGCTTCCTGCGCTGCTGCACCGCCCAACGCACCAATCAAACCTCGATTATCCATAAACATTTTTTGCATTTGTTCGGGAGTCATTAGTAAGTACCACCATCTATAGTTGATAAGCTAACCGTACCAGTAGCTGTTAAGTCAGCTACCGTTACAGTACCAGTAAAAGTAGGCGATGCGCTATTAGATTTGCTGTTTACTGCTACAGCAATGGCATCGTAGTCTGCTCCAATTTCTACGCCCTTAATTACCTTGGCAGGATTTCCGCTGACCATCGAGTCTTTAGCAGCGTAGTTCGTCAATTTAGTGTAATTCGACATCTTATACTATCCTTCCCATAAGGGCTTGAATGTTAATCTCTTGTATTGCAATGGGTTTGCCATCAATTGTAGTTTCCGCGCCAATCGCTACTACCGTTCCTTGTCCTGACGCATTAATCTTTTGTCGGTTAATTAAAGATATTGAAGATGAATACTCTGCTGTTGTATTAAACTCCGATATATTGTACTGACCTACGTTTGATTGGGGTAATGTGTACGCTTGTTTCTTGTATGCGCCAGAATAATCATACGCCCAGTTTAAGACTACAGTAGACTCTGCGCCATCAAATGTAGTTAAGTTAATCTTCTTTAAGAATTTAAGATTAGAAGTATTGCCAAAGCTTAACGGATGGCTAAAGTAACTTAACTGATAACTCGCTGTATTGTCCGTGTAAGTCTTATACTCACCTATCCCGTCCTTTACACCAATATACATCTTGTCATTTACAGTATGAGTAAAGGCTAAAGGACTAATAGAAGACCATGTAGTGGCTCTGTAACTACCATCCTGTAATGGGAATCGTGTATCAAATGCGTACACTACCGCAAGAACTGGGAAGTTAAGTAACACAAACGCTTCTTGTGGCGAATAGTGTAAAGATATATTGCCTGTCTCAGCAGCAAACAAAGACTTAATATCATTATTGACGTTCTTAGAAACATCACCAATAGGTGCTGACTTTTCCTGAATAGTTCTAGCTAGGCTTCGTACACCAGAGTCATCTAAGAATATTAAGTCTCTACCCGTAGAAACTACGGCATCTCTGTTAACACAACCTATATTAGATATGGTGTCACTTAGCGTCATTGTTGCGGGATCATCAGCACCAGAGTAAATAACAATAGAGTTACGTCCAAATATCACTAGGAAGCCATTGTGGGCTGCTAGAGCAACGATAGTGTCATACCCTGTAGGCCATACCTTAGTGATGTCTATCGAGCCTGTAGAGCCTCCTGTCCAGTGTGTGCCGTCTAATAGGTCAGACCAATAAATTGTAGACTTGTCTGCTGTAAAGTCTGCTACCCATAGACGACCAAACGCTGCTAACACTTCATGTCCTTGCGGGGGAGTGCCTGTCGC